CAGATGTCCGTCGTACTCACGCCTGCCGATACCACTACGCTACCGACGCGCATCCGTCCGTAACAGATCGGGACTGGATTGCCTTGGGCAGTCAGGTTGACGGCACCGTTGTAGATGTAGCTCGAACGGTTGTCGGCGGGGTCGTTGTTTGCGGGGTCAAAAGAATTTCTACGGTTAGGCGTGTTGCTGGTCAAGCCAGGCAAATCAGCAGGCTGAGGAGACAGCAATTGAGATGTGCCATACAGAATCAAGCCTGCGCCAACTGCCGAAACGGCTGTGCCAAGAGCTGTTAATGCCACTGCGCCAAATCCAGCACCAGCGCCAGCAGCGCCGACACCAAAGATGCTTGTCGTACCAAAAAGACCAGCACCAGGCAGCAAAAATGAAAGCGCAATTAAACCAATTCCTGCTGCAATTTGACCAAAACCACCACCAGCGCCAACCAGAACAGGGGTAATACTTATTTCTTCAAATTGACCCGTTGGATTATGTAATTCCAACTCTGGATAAATAACTTCTTTGCCAACTTGCACCATGTAGCCAATACCGCGTTCAGCGGAGCTGATCAATGCTTGCTGAAAACCTTCAAAGTTGGCGCACAACGCCCGGATTGCTTCCGCAGGCGTATTCAAATCAAACTTGTGGATGCGCCCGAACTGTTTGCCTAGCTCACCCCTTAGCACCACTCGCTTCATAGCCGACTCCTATGCCGCAGGATGTGGGTGGTGTTCTTCCGATAATAGCCAGACCATAGATCACGGCTAGAAAGCCGCCGTTCCAGGTGCTGCAGGATCAGGTCATCACCAATGTAGATCGCAACGTGGTTCGATACGGGCGACACGATCTGCATCAGCAAGGCATCGCCATACTGCGGCTCAGCATCCTGCCCGACAGAAACAAAATCCTCGTTGGCAAAGTTTTCAACAAAGGTGTTCATGCCTTTGTGCCACCATTCGCCGTGCCGTTCGTAATCAGACAGCTCTAGACCCCATTCCTGCTTGTACCAGTCACGCGCCAAGGCATAGCAATCCAAGGTGCCGTAACACCACTCACGCCCGATCAGCGGCGGCTCCCAGCCTTCTGGTTGATAGCTCGCCCAGGTTCCTGTCGGCCAACCAACGATGTGCCAGGGCAACCCTGACGCCTCCATTGCAGCCTTATCCGCCATGCTCGCCTTGGGCTTCATGTTCGGGTGGCTATGGACCACAGCGGTGATCGCGCCAGCGTCATCGGCAGCCGCATAGTCCCGTGGTTCCATTACGAAGCTCATCTCCTCGGTGGCGATGTTGCGGCACGGGAAGTAACGCTCTTTGCCTTTGACAATGACCACCAAGCCGCAGGCTTCGCGTGGATATTCCTTTTCCGCGTGCTGTTCTGCCGCCGCTTTAGTTTCAGGCTTCATCCAATCAATCCCGCACTTGGGAAGCCGCCATAAGGAATCTCGGCATTCTCGCCAAAGCGCAGCTTGCAGCTAGACAGGCGGTGACCGCAAACGTCATTGGCAACGGCGTCCACTGCGTTGTCGTTGATGTCGAAATAGTTGGTGCCGGTATAGCCGCAGCCTTCGCCCTTATATGTCCACGGGCAAATGTTTTGGATGATCTGACGACGAGGCAGTTTTACGCCAGCAACGTCAAAAGTCGCAGACAGCTCAAAGCTGACAACAGCGCGGTTCTCGGCAACCTTGCGGTCAACGATAAAAATCTCACGCGGGAATTCGGCAAACGGGTCAGCCGTTGCGTTGGTTTCGCTAATGAAATTAACCGCGTCAAGATACTTCTTAAGCGTGCGGATCCGGGTGACCGTCGCACCAACCAAATCGTTGTATTCCAGCACCAGCGTGGTGCCTAGGCTCAATACGTTGCTAATGCTAATGGTCGGGCGCGGCAGTTGTCCGCCGCCTTCATAGGTAAAACCTGTTGCCTCTACCGGATAGCGCTGATAGGTCTGCCCGTTCCAGACAATGTTGCCGCTGATCTGTTCGTTGACGCCAGCGTGGAATCTGTAGACCTGATCAACGCCGATGCTGCTAGCGGTGCCGTCAAGCTCGAACAGCTCGATCACCGCGCTAGGCGCCAGCTTGTTCAGCTCTTCGCCAACGGCGCTAACTGCTTCCCAAACGCAGGTGCCATCTTCGACCTCCGTTCCACGGACGACCGGCCACGGGTCAGGTTCCGTTCCTGCGCTCGTGCCAGCAGTTGTGCAGCGAAAAACCAGACCGCTTGGCTGAACGGACGTGGCACGCCGAACATCGCCGACGCTGAAAGCTGTACTAGCTGCCCAAGCGGTAAATGCCATTACGGTTCAAATACTTGCTCAAAGGTTGCCGTGATCGTATTGATGTCGGCGTATTGATGTTCACGCTGCCATTGACGGCAAACAAACTTGTAAGCCGTTGACTCATCAATAGGCGTCCAGTCAAACGACTCAACACCAGCGCGTGCATCCAGAAAAGTTTCTATTGCATCTGCCGTCGTATTAGTGGCAGCAGACCACCGAAGTTCCCAAATCTTGGGATTTTGGTTAATGCCAAATGCAACACGTTGTTCATAGCCGTCACCGAATTTGGCAACTCGAACAGCAGGTTGCGATTTTTTTTGTGCGCCGAAATCAGGCGTATAGCTGAAAGTAGCCATTAGCTCAGCAAACCTCCGGGACGCTTCTGACGGATCAGCTCAGCACGCACAGCAGCGCCTAATGCTTCACCCAGTTTATTGGCATTGGGTTGATCGCCCTGCACATTGGTGCCATTGGCATCCACGTTGACAACAATGTTGCCTACATCTCCACCACCGTTTTTGATTTTGACGGGGATAGAACGACCATCGGGCAGTGGCACGTAAGCCTCAGGGGTACTGCCCTCGCCAAACATTGCAAGTTGCGGGCTGGTAGCAATGCCGCCGCTTGCATAGCGCTTTAAGGGCAGTGGACCACGACTAGTCATGACACCACCCGTTGCAAACAGCTTCGGGAACAAACCCTTGGCAAGCGATTGCATGCCGAAATTGATTAGCAGGCTGCCCACTTGGCGCAAAATGTCACCAAGCAGATCGCGGAATGACTTGGCACGGTCAAACAGGTTTAGCAATGCATCACCCATACCCTGAGCAAAGGTGGTGACAATGTTTTGCGCAAGCTGTTTACTTTCGTTTGCCTTTGTATTTAACTTTTCATACGCTTTATCAATTCTTGCCAGCATCTCTTCATTTAAAACAAACCCATTTTTCTGCAGCTGCTGAATAAAGGATTCTTTTTCAATTTGCCGTGCTTGCTTTTCGTCAATAATTCCTGCTTCAATTTCAAGCTTTTTAATAGATTCGTCGGCTATCTTGTTTTGCTCAATTTTTGCCATGGAAATCTTAATAACATCACGAGCGGTTTTGTTAACGATCTGCTGAACAGCTTCTTCTGCTTGCTTGTTGACTTTTGCTTCCGCAACAATTCGTTCATTCGGGAACAACTGTTTTTCTTTAATTTCTAAAAGTTTTGCTTCCCGATCTAACGCAATTTGCTGCAGTGGTTCAATTTTTTCGTAAAGACCAATCGCCGCAAGCTGGGCATCACGCAATGCATCGGAAATATCTTTGCGCTTCCGACCCCCTTCAGGCTTCGTCAGATCGATGCTGGGCAAACCTGTGGGTTTGTCTACTTGTATTTCAGATGCAGCCTTTTCTGCTGCGCGCAAGCCGCCCAATTGAGCAGCCATTTCAATTCTTCTTTGACTCAGTCTCTGCTCTTGGTCATATTCATTTGGACCAAGCAAACCGCCTCTTTTAAGCCTGAGTTGCGCAAAAGCACGTAAGCGTTCGTCGGTAGTCGCAAGATCTTTTTCTAGTTTTGCAATTTCTCCCGCACGCCCTTTACCTAAACCAAGGAAATCAGCAAGCTTTCTAGCAGCCTTATCAATTGCAATGACAATTTTGGCAAATTCACTTTGAAAAGCCGCACCAATAGGACGAAGCAAATTACCAACAGACTCACTAAGTCGGCTTAGTGCAGTTTGCAAACGATCACCTGCAGCCTCCGGACCAGAAGCGATAATTTTCGCTGCTTCGCCGTAATCAGCAAATAGCTTTTCAGCAAAGCCTTGGAAATCCTGCAGACTGACCTGTCCTTTTTCAAGAGCCTTATCAAGCTCTTGGGGTGTCATGCCCATTGACTCAGCAAACAAAGTAAACGCACCAGGCAAGCGTTCACCAATTTGCTGACGAAGTTCTTCGGCAGATACCTTGCCCTTACTAAAGACCTGCGAAGTTGCAGTCAGTGCAGAATCCAAATCCTGCAAACTGCCGCCTGTGCCTCGAATGCCTGCAGCAACGCCTAGGAATGCTTTTTCTGCATCAGCAACGCTTCCGCCAGCACCTTTGACGGATGCAGTCAGTTTTGTGAACTGACGAGTAATAACTTCCTGCGGTATTGCAAACTTTCTGCTTGTTTGATCAACAAACGCAAGGGCGCGTTGATATTCACCAGCCTCCTTGGTGACAAGCTGCAAGGCAAGACGCTGCTTGGCAATTTCAGCTGCATAAGTTGCAGTACCACCAAGCTGCTGTCGAGCTGCGCCAACCTGTGCGCCAATAGCACCGCCAACTGCTGCACCAGCCGCCCCAAAAGGAAGTCCAACAAGGGCGCCAATAGCCCCTTCTGGACCACCAAAAATGCCACTAGCAGCGACTGCACCAACGCCCCTGGCGGCAGCCATTGCTCGCCCACCACCACGGCGTCCCTGAGCTTTTGCAGCAGCCTGCTCAAAGCGTTGAGCTTCGCGTGTTGCCTCTTTGAATTCCCTGCTGGTGATATCAACGCTATTGGCAAGCTCGCGCCACGCACGCGCATAATCATTCAACCCGTTAATACTTTTGGTTCTTATCTGGCTATCTGTTTGCTTAAGAGTTGCAGAAAGATCTTTAAATTTTGCGCTAGTTAAAGTCGAACGCGAAGCAACATCGTTCAGCTTTGCACTCAGCTGATTCAGGACAACATCGCCTTCTTTCCTGACGCGGAGCCGAATCTCAGATGTGATGCTCATTTGCTTTTCGCGTTCAGAACGGCAAGGGCTGCCATTTCCATCACCTGCACGCCCTCAAAGATGGCAACAGGATCCTTGACTGAATACAGCTTACAGAGCCATTCCAGACTCGGGTAGTTCAGCCCCGTCAATCCCGCCATGCTCGTATTCCATTGCGTGGACATACGGATGAACATCAACACGATGTCCCAGTTTTCTTCCCACACTTCACAGTGCTGCTCAACCGCCTCAAGCCTTGATGCAGCAATTTGCTCAGGGCTTGCACCCAAAGCTTTCAGGTCAGATTCCCGCTCATCAACAACGCCGCCTTTTGCCCAGTACTCAGCGGCGTCCTTTAGTTTTTTGCGGTAACTCCAGTCAGGCTATCGGCGTAAGCCTGAATCAAAGCACGCAGCACATAGGGGTCATCACACAGCTGCTGCTTGTTCTTTTCGGTAAAAGGAACAGGCTTGCCAGCATCATCGTTGATGCCATCCCAGCCAAGCAAAATCTCGCCAACAAGAGCGTCATCACCCTTATCGACGAGATTGTTAAAGGCTGAACGGCTGATCTTCTTGAAGACTGCCTCAAACGCTTGAGTTTCAAATTGGTTGCCGTCAACGGGGACTTCAACCTTGACTTCCCACTTGTAGGAAGCAGTCTTCTTGAGGACGAATGCCACGCAGAATCAGGTGAAAGCTAGCGATACCTCGTTGTTTCCAGCCGTCGTTGGCAGAGCCAAGTAAGGCATGGACAGCGAGACGACGCCGTTGGTATCGCCATACGATACTCCGGTAACATCCGTTTGAGCAGCAGTCAGGCTCACGATGTTGCCTGCACTTGCACCAAGCACAAGGCTGGTAGAAGCAGTTGCAACACCCACTGCATCAGCAAAGTAATCAGTGGTGCCGATTGCAGGAGCCTCGATCACAGCAGTACCACCGGGGGTGCGGTTGGTGATCAGCACCTCTTGGCTTGAAGCAGTTTCCTTGTAGATCAGCTCGTTGTTCAGAGCCAAATCAAACGACTCAATACGCTGACTCGCCTCACCGAAGAAAGTGGCAGTCGTCATGTTGGTGTCGTTGACTTCAAGCGCTGCGGCTTGGTTGGCAACCGTGAAATCACCAGACAGTGCAGTGCCGTCAGGAGCGTTGTAGATCCCGATGAAGTTGAAGCTGGCAACAGCAAACTGACCAGCAGTGAAGTTGAAGCTCACCGAGCCACGTGCGCCAGTGATCTTGTGGCGGGTGCCGTCGTAGAAGCAGTAAATAGTTGCAGAGTCAAAGCTGCTGGTCACGCCTGCATAGGTGACGCTGGTGTCAGCCACGGTGGTCTCAGACAGACCACAGGACTTCAGCAGCGGACCAAAAGCAGGAGCAGTACCAGCAGTGCCGGAGCCAGCCAGTTCAACATCAAAGGTGACGCTAACTCGCTTGTTGGCAACCAGTGTTGAACGAGTGCTGTTGCCGATAAACCCTTGATACGCCGCAGCCTGAACGTTGTCAGACTCAATCGGAGTCACATCAAGGTTGGTAACCTGAATTGCATTCGAGCCGCCAACGGGAGTCGGATCAGTCCCGTAAGTTGACTCAATCTTCGCAATCAGGAATTTCTTCCGAGTCAGTGCCATTTTCGGTGGGAGCGGGTGG